CAGCGGTATTAGCGGCAGCGGCAGCATCTTCCGCATCGCTTGCAGCGTTGGTCGCAGATGTGGCAGCGGTATTAGCGGCAGCGGCAGCATCTTCCGCCGGCTGTCGGAGATAGTCCAGCCATTGTGCTTCCGTGCCAACAAAACCATTATCGAGGGCGGATTGGTAAGCACTTTTGCCAATTGCTCCGTCTTGCCCATCTTGGCCATCCGACCCAATCAAGGAATCTAACCACTCTTGCTCCGTACCCGTAAACCCATTTTTGACTGCTACTTGATAGGCACTATCGCCATCGTCGCCTTTATCTCCTTTCTCTCCCTTTTCTCTGAAGTCTGCCGTTACCTCAACGACTTCAACCTCAACATTTCCGCAAGTGCTTTGGCCATCCTCTTCGCAACTTCTCGCAACCAGATTGAATGCATCGCAGCAGTCAACCGTCATCATATCCAACTGCCCGTGATTTTCATATAAGGTCAGAATGTACTGACCTCTGTCTATTTGGTCTTTGCCCTCGAAAGTCCAGTAAAGCACATTGTTGTTATCTCCGATGATGGTGTATTCCTCAACCACTATCTCGCTCCTTTTGACCTTATTGGTCATTATGAGAATTAAATCTTTGTCATTCAGGTCATAAGGCTCTCCTGCCTTTGTTATGGCAAATTTTATGTTAAATGTATTACCTATCCTTATATTCATAGCACTTATGTTTTTTAGTCAATCCATTTAATATCATTCAGGCGGTTTAGCCACCCTTTCAAAAATTTTCGCTTTTCAGGACTTTTCTTCACAATGGAAATAAAGTGGTTATATCTTGCGTTTTTAAGTTGAGTAAATAATTCTTTTTGGCTTTTTGAGTGTATTGCTGCCAATGTTTTCGGCCCCACAATTCCGTCTTGCTTTGTTCCGACAATTAACTGCAACCTTTTTATTGCAATAATGCCACTCATCCAATACCAATCAACCATTATATTTGCTACGCTTTGAGAGTTAAAAGCATCGCCCTTGACCTCATCCCAAAACATAGTTTTATAAATATCCAACCATTCTTCTTTGGATATGTTCCGCAAATCTTCTTCTGTAGGCGGTAGCAGTCCTTTCTTTTTTCGGTAGGCAGCATAGGTATGTATAGTAATGCCCATCATTGTTGCACCGCCACTATCGTCTGGGTCGTTGCTCCAGCCACCTTCCCATTTTTCCAAAAAAGGAATATGCACTTTATAATCTGCCATTTTATTTCTTTGGTTTAGGGTTTCGTTTAATGGTTTTCGGGGGGTTATCCCTCGGGGGGTATCGCATCTCGCAAGGCTCAACGAAACATCTGTCTTGCAGGTATCTTTCAATCTCCTTTTCGGCTGCTGCTTCCAACTCCGTAATCCTTTCGTTTGCCCTATTCAGGCGTTTTTGGAGCATCCCTATATTATGGGTAAGTTCTTTTACCTCTTTTCTCTTTTCAGCCAATTCCTCATTCAGTTTTTCGTTTTCATCCCACAATTTTTTCTGCTTTTCGAGAATATCATCCATTTGCTCTGATAACTTCTTAATATTATCAAGCACCTTGCTATCAACTTCCGCTTCCGTAGCCTTTGCTTCCACCTCAACCTTATGGGCTTCCGCCTCTGCTTTATCTGCCTCCGCCTTTTCGGCTTTCTTTTTCGCTTTCATATTGATAGCGTATTTTATCGCTCCGAAAATGACAACCAAAAAACCTGAGGTGAATATTGTTGTAATTATTGTTGTCCAGTCTAAAACTTGTTTTTCCATTTTATGTAACAGTTAGTAGTGTAAATAATCCGATATATGTTGCAATAAAAGCAACCATTTCAAACCAAAATACGGCACTCTTAATGAGTGTCTTTGTAAGTAGGGCAATGGCCAAAAACACGACAAAACAAATAAGCACCAACCACCATAAATGCCCAACAAACAATAACCAACAGATAGCACACACGGCACAGATTATTGCAGCGATGGGGTGCAGCCATTTTTCTATACTGTCATTTTCAAACTTCGGTGCTGCACCAACGAAAATCAATGAGGCAGGGCAAATGAATGAGAGAAATTGAAAAGTGCTGCCCTCTGATAAAGTAAGCCATGCAGGGAGTAGCGTAACCGCCATCGTGAACATTGTGGCAGAAAACAGCCAACCGCATTTATGCTTTTCTTCCCATTTGTAGTAGGATGCCGACAATGAGGGTAGTATTCCAAAAACTATTATTGTCGCCAGGGTATAGGCTACAAAAACAATGAATGAGAAAATTATTTGTGCTTTCATTTTTCTTCAAATTTTTCAAGAATTGCACGCTTGATTGGTGCTTTAAAGGTGCTGATCATAACTGTTTGTTTGATAACCTCTACCCACTCGGTTGGCACTTCCACCTCTCCTTTGTAATAAATTTCTTTTGCAAGGTCTTCAAAGGCTATGTCAATTACAGAGCTCTCATATTTCATAAGATTTCCCAAATCTTTCGAAACATCCACTACTCTTTTTTTATCTGCCTCTTCATTTTCAAAAGAGGTGTAAATTTCTATTTTTCTGAAATCTATCTTTTTCATATATTAATTTGTTTTTAAATTAAATTGTTCGCTTTGTGCAACCTCAACATTATTATATTTGAGTGATATGCTTCCAACAGTTGTAACTCCTGCTGCTATTGAGCCTTGAGAGCCGTTTTTGAATGCCCACAACCCTGCCACATAAAATCTTATATCAACATAGCCATTGGCAGGGATGGTTATACTTGCCTGATTGGTACTTGAGGAATTATTATACATACCACCCAATGCGCAATAACCGGTAATGCTGACAGGACTGAAAGGAGCTGCCAAAGAGGGCTGCCCTTGCACGGTTACCACGCTCCTTGAAAATGACATGGCTTGATTGCTCTGGTTATACACCCTTGCCCTGAAATAGAAGTTACCTGCTGCGTGGGCGGTAAGATAGGTAGTGCCCATTGCAGGGGAGTAGTTTTCGATTGGTGCAAGACCGGCAAGACTATTACCAATATCCGATACTTCCATTTCAATAGCACTTGTATAATACTTCAACACTCCGCTTGCCTCTGCTGCCGTTGCAAATGGTAAAGGTCTGTATGTAGCACTCGGTGCAGCCGAAAGTGTCGTTTGCTTGACGCTTGATGCTACCAGGTAATAGGTGTAATCTCCGGTAGGGTAGGATGCCAATTCACTATAATTGAGCACTACTCCGGTAGGATTGGCCAAAGTGTTGTTATCCGTTTTAACAAGCGTAGTGCTACCTATTCTTATAACTAATGCCAGGTAACTTGATTGAAGTGCAGGAAGATCTGCAAGGTTTACAGCATTTGTGCCTCCGCCCATTTCAGGCATCACTGTAATTTGTGGCTGATTCGTAGCATTAATGGACAGATTGCCTATTCCGACTACCGGTGCGGTAGCATAATGTTCATAGCCTCTGAAATCTCCTAACCTATATTTCGATGATGGCCTTGTGTAATTCCAGGTGTAGCCACCTGCGGTTATAGGATTTCCTGATGTCTGGCATGTCAGGCCGAAATTCAATCTTGAGCATTCTGCTTGAAATTCAGCCCAGTTCATTACAACATAAGGAGATGCAATAGGCTTGTATTTAGCCCACTTATTTATATTGCTGTGAGTGCACAACACGGCTAACTCAATGTTTTGAGGGTTGCCAGGAGCTCCGGGAACAATCATTCCGATTTCCACCGCCACATTGCGTGCACTTATATTTGTCATTCCTAATGCCATAGTTAAGTTGCGTTACAAGTTATACCACCGGTTGCTATTACATTGCCGATTACTTTAAGTGTCTTATTTGACGGCAGGGTTATTGTCATGCCGTTTTGCTGCATTGACAACACTGCCTGATAAGTTGTTCCTTGATATACGCATCGTAAGGTTATCTGATTGCCGTTATTGTTGACAAACACTCCCGTTGATGCACTTAATGCCTTGACGGCAAAGTCTTTTGTTGCATCGCCATTTATTGCTGCATAATCTTCATCATGGTCATGGTCGAGTGTGGCATAAGTGTTCATCGCAGCAGTAGTGGTCAAATAGCCACTCATGCTGCTTTGAGCTTGATAAGTTTGTGCAGCTTCGGTTTCAGTCAAATAATCAGACGCCAAATAGCCACCCAGTTTTAAACTATTGGCAGCGGTGTCATTTTTGCCCAGATAAGTTTGTGCAGCGACAGTTTTTGTCAAGTATAAATTTGCAGCTGCATCAGTGGTAAGGTAATCACTATGAGTGTGATTACCTGCTGCCACCTTATCCGATGTCGTGCCAACAGGGAGTCTTGCAATTGCAATTGTGCCATCATATATATCTGACGCTAAGTGTTGATGTGTTTTTTCGGCCTTTGCGGATAGAATTGAACTAAGAGTGTTATAATTATAGCATGCGTAAGTAGTGCCTAAATTTCTGGCATAATTGGCATTGGTTACCATCGATGTAATGTCGCCACCTGCGTGTGTGTGGCTTGCAGCTGCCTTGCCATTAAGTCTTGTTTCGTGGTCATCAATGGCGGTTTTCATCCCATAAGCCAATCCTGCGGACAATACATAACCTGCCATCGTGGTGTTATCGTAATTATCCCAAGTGTCAAGTCGTATATAACCTTGCTCCGGCTCAGGAGTATATCCGTCAGCAAAGAAGCTAATCATATCGCCCTCAGATGCTACGGGCAAATTGGCTTTTAGGATGTATTGAGGCTCCTCCTCTGTGCCAACATTGACTGTGCTCCAATGGGAGAGGAGGTCATTTTTTTCCTCAGTCAAGTGCAGAGATTCATCCCCTGCGTGTGCAGTCAGTGATGCTGCTTGTGAAGCGGAGCTACCACCACCGCCCTGCGTGCCTGCGCCTTCAATCTCGCTTTTAGTTTGACTTTCAATGCTCAGAGTAGCAGCTGGAATAGATAAAAGTTCAACTGCGATCTCATCATTCAACAAATCTCTTTCCCACACCTCAGCATACAACACAGCTCCATCTCTATTTACAAATGTAAACGGAGCAACTGCATTGAGGGGTGTATTTAGCACTCCTTTAATTCTCAATCGAGGCAATGCTACTGATAGCGCATAGTCTTGCGCCAAAACGCTCAGGTAATCGCCCTGCCCAACCTTATCTGTACCCCATTTAGTAGTTGTGAAGCCATCAATGGTTAGTATTCCATAAATTACTCTATCAAGGTTGCCCACTCCAGGATCTCTTGGATCACGCTTTGTAATGCCACCGAAAGCAAGCTCTATATCATCTCCTTCTCCTCTTGCACCATTGTTCAAACTTAAAACGTGTTGAAAGCCCTCAGGCAATTCGCCGTGTCTTAATGAACACCCCTCTACATATATAAAACCCGACCACAAAAAAGCCTTAAATGCAGAAATCATTACAGTCATTGTGCCGGCACATGGGATGGAGAACTCATAAGTAAACTCTGCCTCCTCTCCATCGCCTACCTTTTCGCTTATATAGTCAAGTTCCGGTCTAAATCTGCACCCTCTTTGAAATCTCCCTAAATAATATGTATCTGTACCATCATTGATAGCCACATGGATGCCCACCTGAGCTCCTTTATCGTACCAACTGCTTGCCCTGACCTTTATTGTTAAAATATGACGGGTGGAAGACTTCTCTACATTAAAACTTTGGCTTATGGAATTAGTATAAATGCCCTCAGCTGACCCGTCCAAAGCATAGGTTCCAGCCTCCTCATTATAAGAAGTACTACCGCTCTTTATCCAGCCGGTATCAGAAGAGCACTCAGGGTTTAATAGCCAATCCCCCTTTAGGCTATAAGGCTGCGATACAATTATTTTCTTTCTTGCAGGTTCAATAGCCAAATCGAGCTGGTTTATCACCCACCAATCTTTTGCATATACCTGCCCATAATCCAAAGCAGAAATAGATACAGAAGTGCCATCCATTCTATGAATGGTAGTGTTCTGCGCCAAATCGCACTCCCTAACTATCATCCAACTGCCGTTATGTTGGTGTATAGTAGCGTGGAGAGATTCCAAAATTTTTGTCAGCACATCATAATGGCTCTTACCCTCGAGGTGGTCAAGATCCACCATTGCATTTGTAAGGGTTTCTACCGGTGATAGCACCTCATCTTTATTTACCAATGAGCTGACCAAAAGGAAATCGCTGGCATTTGTTGGCAACCCACTACTGCCCACCAATAGCTGAATTAGGGCAAACAAGGACTTTTTGCCCTGTGGGGTATAGTCATATAGCTTGAGCTCCCCAATGCCATCCGTGGCGGTTATTTGCACGTCATAGGGCGGTGCTATGTCTGGCTCAGAATAAAGCTCCGGAGAAATATAGCCAATCCAGAGGCGATCATCATAACCGGTGCCACCCTCAACGTCAACTGTTACAAGAAATTCCTTTGAATCTGAAGTATAGAGTTCCAGAAACTCCCCGTCAACCTTGCACTCTGCATAAATTTCCAATGAAGTACCACAAATAGCACCTGATTTTTCTTTGCGCAAAATGGGTGCACGCCCCAAATTGCGCTTAACTGCACTACCGGCAAAGTTTTTTTGCTTAATGCTGATAGTGTAGCCAGTGCCATTTTGAGAAATAAACTCAAAGTAGTATTTGGTATTATAGCCTGTTACATTCATTACGTTGTAACTTTCCTGCGTTTGTTTTCATTATTTAATACTGCCACCAGTTGACTGCCCTGAGCAACCAAAGTACCCTGCACGTTTACAGTCAGCTCCCTGGTAACAAGACCACTGGTGCCCACTGCCCTTGCGCCTTGGGAGTATGAGGAGCTTGAAGCGTAAGATCCGGATGCAATGTTGCTCATCCCTGCCTTTACTGCTGCACCAAGCGCCACCAGTGCAGCACCTGCTGCTATCGCTACGTAGGGATTGCCAAACTTCAGGGCTTGCTTTACGCCCTCTGCTGCCAACCCCATTTGAATAGCCATCTTACCCACTGCGATTGCTGCCTCTGCAAATGTTGATAATACTGCCTTGCCGAAACTCTCCATTGCATCCCCACCGGTTGCAAGATTACCTATGAGCTCCCCAATGCCGTACGCCATTGATTGAATGGAATCTTCTATCACTCTCGAGAGCTCCACCATCACCTCAGTAATCTCTTTTTCTTCCGGGGGCCTCAACTTAATTGGCACCTCTATCTGCATTTCAGCGCCACCAGGCATTAATGCCCAGGCAGCGTCAGTAGTGGGAGCACCAATAAGCGATGCCCTAAAGGCTTTTTTTCTTTCTAATAATTCTGCTTGTTTGCGCAGCTCCTCACTATATTTTGCAGAGGCATCGGCAATAGAGTTTTCTAACCTTACCAAAGCTCGCAATCTACCAGCTCTATCACGCTCAACCGCTTTTTGTCTATCCAGCGCAGCATTATATGCCTCTTGTGCAGCGAGATTTTCTGGCAATATGTCAGCTATCTCTTTATAAGCAGCCGTTATCTGCCTCATTATTTGAAGCTGCATTTCGGCTCTTTCATTTATCAGGCGTTTAGTCTCATCAAGATATTGTTTGCGCTCATCCGGGAGCAATGATCTGTCTTGCGCTTGTTTTTGTGATTCAAGAATCTCTATTTCCTTATCAATTACCGCATTTCGCATAGCGATAAGGTCTCGCTCCCACCTCATAATATCCTTTGCCAACTGTTCAACCTCTGATGCTCTTATTTTGGCCGCCCCTGATGCTGCCTTTGTTTGGAGTAATCCAAGTACGAGGGCAGAGCCAAAGTCAACTAACCCACTTTTCATGTTGTAGATGGTATTGACGCCCACGTTTTTGAAGTCTGCCCAAAAGCCACTCAAGCCTTTTCGCCAATTATTGGTCATTTCAACCATCGAAGCAGTAGCTTCCAAATTTACCTGGCGTAACACTTGCTGATAGGTGCTTAGATAAGCCTGCAATCCTCTCTCTCCAATGCTTCCCTCGATGGTCTGCCTATAAGCATCTGCCTCCTCTTTCATAAGTTTGAAGGCACCTGCCACCAGTGCAGCAGCAGCTGTTGCCGTGGTACCCAGGAGCGCCATCTTGCTGATGACATTGCCCATCATCTCCTCTCCACCACCAAACCCCTCAACCCAAGCCTGGCCCATCTCCTTGAGGACCTGTCTGAACTCCTTCAAGTGCTTTGTGTTCACGCCGAATTTGCCGGCCATCTGATCAAGCATGTCGCTTGCCTGGTCAGCAAATTCCTCAACGCTTTTTATTGCTTTTTGCGAGCCCTCCTCAATGCCTTTCGTGTCGGCATCAAATACAGCTTTTAAATTAAATCCCTTTGCCATCTCCGTCAAGTATTTGTACTAATCGTTTAATGCTTTCCTGCTTTTCCTCTTCGGTCATTTTAAGTGTCGGATTTTCCTCATTTTTTTTCTCTGCATCATAACCCATTTGCCAAAATTTGGTAACGTCATCTATGGGCTTTTGCAAAAAGGGGTTAACCACTCTCGCAGCCAACCCCCTTGCCAACTCACACATCAACCGATCTCTGCGCTCCCTCTCTTTTTGCCAAGCATCAACGGCAATCCAAAAATCCCCGGGGCGCATCAGACCGAAATCCTCAACTCGGAGACGGAGCAGTCCGAATGCTATGCCTTTGGTCTCTTTGAATGTCGGAACAGACCCTTTTTTTTTGACTCCTTTGCCTCAACATCCTCATTTTCGTTGTCATCTGCTCCATTGTGGATCTTGAATATCCTCAACACCTCCATTACCTTTGTTGCAGTAAGGTATTCTCCTATTTCCTCCGCAGTCAGATTAAACTCCCTCCCTTCCAATCTTTCACCCTCCTTAATGGCACATCGCACCAAAGCAGTCATATCTGTAGGAGCAAAAGAGAATGTAACCAGAGATGCCATATCATCCCTTCCGGTTGCTGCCAAGAATGATGCAGTGGTATTCCAATTAAATTCCACACGGTACTTGATACCGCCTAATTCAATATAGTGTTTCTCCATTTATCAGGTGCCTGTCTTAAGGGTAAATGAACCGCTGATTTTCAGGTTAAGGCCATAGGTGGCCTCCTCTTCCGAGCCGGAGCCTTCGGAGTAGCTGGTGATCACTGCATCACCTTCATACGCTGCGCCATTTCCAGCAACATATTCAACCCCAACAATAGCATCATCTCCGGTAAGCAGAGATAATGCGATTATTTCATCCCTGCTCAGGTGCGTGCCTGCGGTTGCGCCAAGCGTAACAATGCCACTGACGCTGAATGTTACCTCATGTCCTACGATTGCGCTTTTCTTGTTACCTGCATCATCTTTTGTTATGCTATCTTTGGTAACGGCGCTGATGTTGAGATCATCCTGAGTTGTACCTGCCAGTAGTTTATTTTGGATCTTCAACCGGCAGTTGTATCCTAAAATTCTTTCCTCTTCCATGATTTGTTAAATTTTATATTGATTTATGTTATATTCTGCTTTTAAAATCCAAACTCCTTCATAGGACTTTTTATCTTCCATTATGAAGGTTGAATTGTACTGCGGACTTTCAATTCCATTTATGGCCGTTTTTATTGCCGTCATAAGGCTTTCAGCTTGTTCAAAGGTCATGGCTACCACAAAAAGAGTTATGTAGCCTACGACTTTGTAAATGCCCTCTTTGGTCCGCTCTTCTCTATATTCCGGATCATAAACACAAAAGGGGAGATTATCCGTTTGCGCCTCGCTCAAATAAAGCGTGGTTATCGGATCAATGATCTCCTTTAATTTTTGTCCTATCGTGTTCGTCATCTGTATAGTTCGTCTAAGTTTTTCTCTATCGTTTTTTCAAATGTTGATATCACTTCACTCTCTTTTCCCCTAAGGGCATTTTCAAAGAAATTCTGTGCAGGCTGCCCAACCTCATTTCTCCGCTTCTGTCTCAACCTTTTTATGGGATAATCAAAAGAGTGGTTAGGGTCTCTCCTTGTAAGGGTGCCATAGTTCGCCCAGTAGGCTTTGAACCAATCGAATTTCTTCTCACCCTCCATTGCGCCAATGAATCCTACTATCAACGCCCTACCATTGGGCGTTTTTTTAATTCTGTGAGCTACCAACTCTTTCGCAGCAGGAAAGGGAGCTGCTGACTTCAAATCCGGGATAACCACCTGCGCAGCAGCGTAAAGGCTTTTATTGATGATCCTCGTAGCCCTCATGGGTGCTCTGTCAAGGATTCTATGAGCCTCCTCTATGCCTTTGATGCTATGGTAGTGCTTAGCCATTAGCGATTTTTATTCTTTTAAGGTTTAGCATCATGAATAGCTGCATCCTTTCCATTGGGTCAATACCGGTAATCTCATAATCTCCGCAGCCTATTCTAACCCTGTGCCTGGTTGTTACCGGACATTTGTATGTTATGATCGTCAGCGATTCCGCTTGCTCAAGGTTGCTGTTGCTGTTGAACTCATCAATGTTGGTCCTGCGCTCAGCAAATGAGGTATAAATTGGCGAATAGTCAATAACCACTTCACCCTGCGATCCGGTTGTTTGTACCGGTGCCAGGTAGGTGATCTTCGTATCGAATTTTCCTATCTCTACCTCAGTCATGGCGGTAAGCTCTTAATAGATTTTGTGATGCTCTGGGCAACGCCTCAACACTATCAGTAGGACTCAAAAATAGTGAGGAGGCGTGCATTATAATTGCGTTGACAATGTCCTGATTGTATTCAAAAATTATTTTGAGCGTTGATTCTTCCGGATAATTCCCTCTTATAACCAATTTGCCCTCCGCATAACACCACTGAGATGTTAACACCTCAACATCATTCACACGCACTTTTGTAATGTGTAAACAACGATCTCTTTCAATTTCTATTTCACTTTGGAAAGATCCGGTAAGCTCATAAATGACACGAAGATCCCTGCCAATGAAGCTTGACGTAGCTGCAATGGCAGCATCGAGCTTATCGGTAAGGAGTTCATCGAATGTTTTATCCTCCTCAGGGAGGCGCACATTGCGCTTTAGAGCATCAAGGCTCACGGCTCTACGATTATACCAGATCTTTTCCATCGTGAACAAAAACAATAATTAACCAGACGTTTTATCTAAAAATGAAAAAACTCAAATTAAGTAGTAATGTCTGCAATCTTACAGAAGCTGTCAGCTCTGCGCACACAAACGTCATGGTAGGCATATGCAGTAACTTCTATCACTGCGCTTTCCTTAGAGGAGAGAGGGTCAATGAGAATATCAATGCCTCCCCATTGGCCTGCAAGCACCTCATTCCAATTTCCAAATAACATTGCAGAGCATTTTTCTGATGATGTACCCTTGGTTAGATTAGAAGGCACTGCATTAGAAACAAGCACGGGGTAGCCATTGGATATACCATTGCTATCCTTAAGGTAAACCGGATATCCTGCAACCTGGGGCGTGGTTTTTAGTTTACTATTAACCTTTGAGTTGGTAATATAAACAAGTGAGCCCAAAAGTCCATTATCAATACCCACCTCCTCTTCCATTTGCACTAATTTGGCAAAATTAATATCACCGCCATTTGCACCCATAGCCACAGAGTTGATGCCTGATGCATTAAGCACTCCTGTAGGCTGCCCATCTGAGCCGGTGCCTGCCAAAATTGCTGCATCTAATGCTTCTGCATGAGATCTTATCATATCACGCAAGATGTGTACCTCCACATCGAGTGAGGTTTGCTTGAGTAGATCAAGAGTGTATCCGGACAAAATTTGAAGCCTTTTCGGCGACATCGTTATTGCAGAAAAAGTCTGCTTTTCCTTTGGCGCCGAGGCACCCTCTGCAAGCCAGGAGGCAGATGCCCCACCACCCTTTACAATTCTTACATTACCTTGAAGGCCGGTAAGGTAGGTAGCTCCTGCCTTTGCACAAACAAGGTTATTCCTCAAGGCCTCTGCATAACTTATGCGAGTGACGTGGGCAAATTCAGCACCCTCAGTCGCTGTACCAATGTTGTAGAATGGGAAGGGATCTGGTTCGGAGCCTCCTTCTCTCAGAAAGATTGATGGAATGGAAAATCTCTCACCCCCAGCTATTCCGGCGTTAGCACGCTCCTTTATTGCCTCATCATTCATCTCTCTCTCTATTCCTGTGAGATTGTTATAATAGGCCTCTCTAAGGAATTTTGAAATTGAAAACCTCTTAATCTCTCTCTTTTCAGGATCCTGGAGCGGTTTGTTTTTCAAAGCAGCCTCAGCTGCCAATACAGTATTGAGCTCATTCGTTAAGCCCTCAATGTCTCGGAGGATAGCATTTCTTTCTTCCCCCTCTTTATCGCCAAGTGTCGCCATCCTGGCGTTCAACTCAGCTGACAATTCTCTTGATGTTTTCATAATATGTCAATTGATTTGTGCCAAGCTTATTACAGCATTGGCTTTGGTTAATATTTCTCTTTCGTTTATCTCCGGAGTAGGGTTGTCATCAACCTTTGGATCTTCCGGAGTATCATTTTCTTCAGTAGAACGACTTGCTTCAAGCTCCTGCCTTTCCTCAGCAATGCTGCGCTTAACGGCATTGGGGTTGGCAGGTATGTTCACAACTGCTACCTCAATCAGCTCCTGGCCCTCGAAATAGTAAACATCCGGGTCTTCGCCTTTTTCCTTATCGCCCCAGTGGCCAGGCTTTGTGGGCTGGAATCCTACCGATACTCCTTTGACGCTGCCAAATTGGATTTTTTTGAAAATTTTGTCAGCCTTTTTGTTTATATCAGCAGGCTCAAAAGTAGCCTTCACTATCAGCTTGTTATCCTCAACGAATGCCTGGCCATGTCCGAGTACATCATCCGGATCAGCCTTTCCACAACCCCCATACACCTGATGCTGATAGCTTATAATGCCGTTTTTCTCATATCTCTTTAAATCCCATTTGTCAGAGGGCAGCACTGTGCCGTAGGAATCCACAGTATTGTCACTTGCCACAAATTCCACCGTTCTATTTTCCTCATCAATGCTCCTAATTTGGGCATCCTCGAGATATCTGCGTTTGATTTTATTTTCCATTATTCTGAATTTTTATTGTTATCATCATTGCTACCAACAGGCACCATATTGAGAGGTTGTAACGGATTATCAAGTCCATCGAGAGCTGGGAGCTCCTCAAGATTCCTAACCTCATTGCGTGTCATAAATCCTGAATTGATGGCATTCCTGTAATATTCGCTCCTCGATTTGCTGTCTCCCCTCATAAAACCTTTGAGATCGAACTTTACGGAATAGTTTGCCTTTTCGTCATCCAGGAAGAGCTTATCCTCAAGCTGATTTTCAAGCCTCTTGCAAATAGGCCTCAAGGAGTGTGTGCCAAAAAATATATTTTGTTGCTCTATATTGCTGAATGTTGCATGGGTCAATTCAGCAAGCAGGTGAGGGGGAACATTAAAAATCCTTGCAATGTCCTGAATAGAAAGCGTCTCACTTTGAATTAGCTGAGCTGCAACTGGATTTATGCTTATGTTCTTATATTTAATGCCATACTCCAACAGCGGAGTTTCAAAATTTCCGGAAGCCTCGGTAAATCGTTTGGTAAAGGACTTATACGCCTCCGTGCCTAAGTTTTGATCAGTTTCAAGCACGCCCTTGATATTTCCGCCTTTACTGTAATATTCTGCTGAAAACTTTTGTGCAGCGATGCCCCTGCCTATTGCAGCAGCATTATAGGTTATTGGGTCAATACCGGTAATCCCGTTAAGCGAAAACATCATAAAGTGTAGCATTTCCCAGTTTAAGTATCTGCCATTGAATTGTTTTTGAAATCCTACCGGGCAATCAACTTCAAATATCTTTTGCCCATCAACGAATCCTATCTTTACGTAGCGAGGGTGTATTTGGTGTAAAGCTACCGGAATACCCTGGTCATACCTGATAACCGCAAAGGCATTACCCCACCCTTGTAAATTGGCATTAATGGCAAACCAAAAGGTAAAAATGTCAGTATAATTATTTGGCCTAATGCTCAAAAGGCGATTGGCAGCGTGATCAGCTTTTTCCCAACCTCTTTCGGAGCGGAATTTTACACTTTTAGGCAGCGCAGCAATATTTTCAGCAAGCAGTTTTATTGCTGCATATACGGCAGTAAACTTCAGAGCTGAATCTTGAGACACATTTACACCGAAGTCAATTTGTTGCATGCCGATGGGGCTCACAATATCGGATTGCGTTCCAAAAAAGATATAGCGCATTGCTGCACTTGTACGTTGAAAGAAATTTTTACGTGCCATTTACGTGCTTTTGCCTTTAGTGTAAAATTACTAAATAGACAAATGCACTTTTGAGTTAGAAAAAAAATGTTATCATATTCTGCAAAAACGCAACACATTTGGTCATATTTTGCAAAAACGCAACATTTTAAAGGCCGAGATTTATGGTGCGAAGGGTGTAATTTTCATAAATTCTGTCCTTTTGCTCATCTGCGACAAATGCCATCCAACCACCAATTGCATTTATTAATGCCACCACTCCATCAACCTTATTACTGGATTTTGATTTATGAATTTTGACATTTTCATTCGCATCCTCATAAATTGCAACATTACCAAGCATCCACCTCAACACGGGATCTCCACGAAGATCTATTTCTGCACCAACTATCATACTCTCGAGTTTTTTTGTCGGCTCAGACATATTCCTAATTCCCTGAGAGTATTCTGCCAATATTTCGCTCAATCCATCATTGGTTAAATTTTGAATAACGCCGTGATATGCCTTGTAGGGGTCAAACGCTAATCTCTTGCAGTTATATCTGCGAATTATTTCGGCAATATCTGCACTCATTGCATCAACGTCAAGCACGTTGCCCTGCATTTCATGAATCCAACCCCCTTGATGCCATTGGGAGTAATTCACTCCATCCTTTTGTGCAGGATCATATATCTTGCACTCCGGAAGCCAGTAATGCATGATAACCGGCTTGTATTGCTCCTCCGGAAACCAAAGCGCAAGGGCGTTGAAATCTACATGAGAGGCTATATCCAGCCCTGCAAAGCAGGTGCAGCCCTCAAGATCTTCCTTTGAGGTGTTATAATTGCAGGCAGCGACAAATTCATCTTTAATCCATACATCCGGAGCATCTACCCACAAATTAAGATTTTTTGTTTTAAAGTTAGTTTCTGTAGTGCCACCCTTTTTGATTGCCTCGTCACACTCCTGGCGAATGTATTCAGGCCTCAAAGCTTTTCCATAACTCGGATTGATCTTTCTCCATACCTGGGGAGAAGTCCAGTCATCTCCCTCATCCGGAGTGAAGATTAAGGCAAATTGGTTATTTTGCTTAACCTTGCCTCTCAAAAGATCGCAAAGGTAATTCGTCTGCTTGAAGTAGGGGAGAGATAGATCCCTCCCTGCCGTGGTAATTGTCAAAATCAAAGATTGGCGCCTGGCACCGGTACCGGACTTAAGCACCTCAAAGAGTTCGTTTGTTTTCCAGGCATGGCGCTCATCACATATTGCACAGTGAGGATTGCTGCCATCCTTATTGCTGATCTCTTTTGAAAGCGGTTTGAACGAGCTGACGGTTTTCAAAAAAACAATTGAATGGGCGAATGTCTTAAGGATTTTTGATAGTAAAGGAGAATTTCTAACCAACTCTTTTGCCGTTTCAAACACAACACGTGCCTGGTCGCTATCCGTGCCTGCGGAGAATATTTCAGCGCCCATCTCTCCATCAATGCACATCATTGCCAGGGCGATGCCTGCTGCAAAGGTACTTTTGCCATTTTTACGAGGAATGATGACATCTGCGTATCGAAATCTGCGGTAACCGGTTCTGTTGTGCACCCAACCGAATATTGAGCACACGGTAAATACCTGCCAATGTTCCAGAATGAATTGCTGTCCTGCCATTTCGCCCTTAAAATGGCGAAGTAGATTAAAGAAATTGCAATATTTAACTCCCAGATCTAAATCAAAGCGATAACCTTTAAGCCTTTTGAGGTCTTTTAAATGGCGTTCAACCGCCAGGCGCTCCATAAGGCAACTGTCTTTTTTGCCACTGCTAACCTGCCTTATGTAGTTATTGAATCGCCTCTTATAGTCTGGTTTCTTCTCTATCACTCTATTGCCTTCATTATCGCCCTCATAGGGTCAATTTGTGACTTTGTAATTTTAAGCGATTGCTTGCTCAAGGGGCTCATCCCAAATCCTTTGCCTATTTTCTCCAG